GATGTCACTCTTGTCCTTTCTGACCGAATTGTGAGTATATATGCCAGGAGTGCCCATGAATGCCTCCTTGTCAAGTGAGAATATCTGCTCTCTATATTCATTTGGTATGCCATACGTCTTGCATAAATACACTACCAATTGACGAGTGCTTTCGATTTGAGCATCTGTATATTTGTACCAATGCTTGAAGCCTTTGTATGGTGCGTCCAAAGTGGTGACCATAGATTCAGGCACTCGAGCACCAACATAGTTGTAAAATTTACCATCCTTTTCTTTGAGGTATCCCCAATTACAGACCTCGATTCCAACAGATGTCTTGTCAAGATTTTGATATGGCGCACCTTGACCTTTAAATTCTGATTTACTGATACCCAAATGCCATGCCCAATGCTTGGAGCTGAAGCACTGCACAATCAATCCATCTTGACCAACCACAAAAGCAGTTGCTACTCTGTCGCTGGTGCCATTCCAATACCTACTGACTGCCTCCGCATTGCCGTTGCCAGCAGTGTGATGCAAATAGATTTGATTCTTGGGTGAATCCTCTGCAAAATACTGCGACTCTTTGAGTCTGACTTGCTTGATTTTTGAGATATCTAATTCCATTTGTCAAGTTTTTTGTCCAATAAACTGGACTTTAATAAACCCCGACAACAGTATCATCGGGGGATTCTCGGTGCTCACCTATGGTGGTCAGTCGAGTGGAGTCACTTCCATTGGTCGAGCTCTTCTTTTGATCGTGTGACGAATTTACGCATCGCAGCGAGGATGTTCTTTCCGGTCACGCTTTCATATGATTCGTTGATGCTTTTGACTTCCACTATCACGCAAAAGAAAGCCACAAATTTTGTCATGATGAGCTCCACAGAGATGAAGTGAGAGATGATATCACCAGCGATATACTTCTCGATTAGGAATGTGAATACGATGCCACCAGAGTAAAGCAATGACTTGCCGATTGTATCGGATAGCCTGCGAGATTTGAATGCTTGCCAGCCTCCTTTTTTTACGCTGCGCCATACTCCGAATATGGTGTCAATGAATATGGCAAGAATTGCAATCAACACCATTGGTTGTACTGGTGCGAGTATTGTGAGGAATGAAGCGGTCAAAATGAATAGGCTGTTTTTCATCAGATGACAAGCATTTGATTGTTATATCCGTTATTGCGTGGATATCCACAATCCCACACACCATTCATGAAGCAATCACCGATGCACTGCACGCACTCAATTTGTGGGCGAAGGTCGGTGTCACGATTCTCATGGCTTATGAAGATAGGATATTCTGCTCTGTTTTTCACCAGGTATCTGATGAGGCGCATCTCAAAGAATGATGCTTTCTGTGCGAAGTGCTCCATGCCGAATGCTACCTCACTGCGACCTACTGGCTGCGAGTAGTCACCACTCTGTTGTTGGAGTCCTTTATTCTTGAGCTGATAGGTCAAACCAAATACAGCGTCTTCAGCAGACCTCCATGCAATGACCGGCTGAATGAACAATACAAGCTGCTCCTCTTCAGGTGTCAACGTTTGATCGTTGTATGCCTCAAGCAGATGGTTGTAGAATACGGTGCCCAATATCGGCATCACTCGGAGCTGTGCTTGAGTGGCTACATAGGGGAACACATCAGTCACATCCACATTTGCTGTGATGGGTGTGTTGGTCTTGAGATAAGATTCTGTGATAAAGTACAACATTACGCTTGAGGTGTTTGAGATTGTGCTGCTGCTTGAGCTTGAGTGATGTCACCACCTGGTATCGGTGGAAGTGATGCGAGTGCTCTGACCTCGTTTGGTGTCATCTGCTCCAGTACTTTGGTAGCAACCAATGGGCTCAGTGAGTTGAGTGCGTCAGATGTCTTGCTTGCATCTCCCTCGATTTCAACGATGGTCTCATTGATGATTTGGAAGTTGTTGATTGTGAAATCTGCGTTGATTTTAGCAATGCGAAGGATATCATTGAAGATGTCAACGATTTGCTCACGCAATGGCATCACGACATTCTTTTCAAAAATGACATATGCTTGCTTGATATCGCTACCAGAACCAAGTGAACCAGTGGTGCGGACACCCATCAAGATTGGGTCGATGGTATGAGCGAAACATATTTGCTCAGTATTCAATCCAGATGCTTCTTGGAACATCTTGTCATTTTGATTGGTTGGAATGCTTTCAATCTTTGGAAGCTGGTCCTGAGAATTGGCAAAAAATGCGACAGCCTTACCAGCGTTGGCAGCTCCCTTCATCTTGTCTATTGTGTTTCTCAATACGTTTTTCTCCTCTTCGCTCTGTGGTCGCTTAGGGAACATCATGGCAAATGAAGGGAAAACGCTGTTCTGAATGTTACTCTTTGCGAAGTACGAAAGTTCGCCCGAGAGATATGCAAAATTTAAACAACTCGTGTATTTTGGTAGCGGATACCACTCTTGGCCTAAGCACTCGACCTCATATACAAACAATTGACAACGATCAGCGCACGTTGGGTGATATCTTTTTATAGACATCACATCAATGCGGCTGCTCCAATCATCACACACAAAGTAGTTTTGCGGGTCTCTACCTCTTCTCACCTTGTCTGGAGATACATTCTCCATTCGAGTAAGCTTCATCTTATCATCGAAGTACAGCTTGAAGTACACACGATTGTGCACAATCAATTGCTCGGTTGTGATTCTGACTGTCTTTTTTAGTCGAGATTTTTTCTCGAATGTGTACAATTCAAGAAGCTCTTGAGGTGTGGTTGTAGTTGTTTTAAGCTCAATTCCTCCACCAACTACGGCATTGGTTTTGTAGTCCACGATGGAACCATGCAGAGGCGATGAGTAAACCAACTGATTCAATACGCTTGGAAAAAGATTTGAATCGCCAAATGGAATCCATCCAGTGGTTTGGTTTCTACCATTTACATATGGAAGAGATAAATTGCCAGCACCAATGTTGAGAAATGGTGTTGAAAAGGATTGATATCCTTCAACCATCTCGGGTGCTTTTTGCTGTGCTGTTCTGAATCGGTCAAATATGCCCATGATTAATCGTAAATTGATGATGTTGATGCGCCACTGACAACCATTCTGCCCTCTTCAATGACCACTCCAGTGGTGTCACTGATTTCTGTTGGAGGTATGGTTGATTCATAAACGCTGTATGTATATTGTCCCTTCGTTAGCTCGACATCAACTGGCTCATCCAAATAAAAGAGATTGAATCTCTCTGGATAGTCGGAGTCATCTGGTGCTGTGAAGAGAATCGGGTCGGATGTTGGATTCATTTCGTTCTGAAAAACGAACAAATAGTATGGTGAAGTAAGTGTTGACACCTCTGTGAGCGTCAGCACAATCGAATTCACCTCTCCTTTATTAATGTATATCATTATAGTTATATTGCAAATAGGTCAAAAAATGTTCATAAACAAAAAAAGCCACCCGATTGGATGGCTCTTTAAGTAGTTTAATTTAGATTATGCAATGACAGCATTCACAGCAGCCTCTTCGATTTCATATGATAAGAAAGCATCTTCCGAGACGAGTGTAACGGAATACTTACTACCATCTGCACGAGTAGTGCCAGAACCTTCACCAACAGCACTCAACTGAAGGAAAGGGAAGTACCAGTACTTGCCATTCATATCCTTCACGATTGCGTTAAGGTATTGCTGACCAGCACCCAAGATTTTGATTGCTTGAGATTTGTCTTGGTCACGACGGTGGAACATCAACGAGATTGTTTTTGTCACATAAGATGAACCGTTCACAAGGTCAATGGCTGCATCTTCAGTGTAGCTTCCAGTGTTACGACGTATCTCGAAAGGAGTATAGTCAGGAGCACCACCAGCTAAAGTGATAGCATCGATTGTCCATGTGTTGGTTGCATCCAAAGTGAATGACGCAATGTTGTCTTGCTGATTAATCCAAATCTTTTCAATGCCACCACTATTGTTGTCGCATGATTTGACGATTGTTTCTAAAGCTTCACAAGCCATAATTTTTTTGATTTATCAGTTTAAAAAAAAGGGGGGAATTTCACCCCCCGAAATATATTAGGATGCAGAGTTGTAGAATACAATCTCACCACCGTTCACATGAGTGAAACCAACTTTCATGTTGGCACGAGTGCGGATAACCGGCTCAGCAACTGTGTCAGCTAAGTTGATAGCACGCAATGCTTTGCCATCTCCTTCAGCATCGAAAGAATAGATAAGATTGCCTTTCAACGTAGCAACAATTTTAGATGTTGTACCCATACCTGGACACAATACCATCTTGATTCCTAAGTAAGAGAAATCTAATGCTTGAGTCAAGTTGGCTTGAGTGTTGGCAGCAGCAACAGCAGCACGATAAGCCGTAGCAACTGGAGTTGATACATAGATTCTCAAATCTTCTTGGTTAGCGATTACAGCAGCTGGGATAGCAGCGTAAACTAAAGCCAATTTTGCAAGAACATTTGATGGAGTGATCGCAACTGGTGAAGCGATATCAATCACAGCTGAATCAGCAAGCAATCCTTTTACATAACCATCACACAATGCGAGGGCAGGAACTAATGATTCAGTATCACCTAACCAACGAAGTTTTTCGATGTTCTCAGCGATTGTTTTCGCCATTTCATTCCAGTAGAAATCCATGAAAGATGCAACAGTGAAGTCACCATTTGAACCTTTTGTCATTTGAAGAGATACGAATGACTGCTCCAAATTGAATTGGCAGATTTCAGCCATAGCTGACAATCCACATACATCGATTTCAACAGACGAGAGGTCGTCATCGCTTGCATTCCATCCGCAGTTCTCTGCCTGGAGGACCTGACCGAATGTTACGGTCGAAATTTTTGTCTTATATTTGACACCAGGAAGTGTGCGGTAGTTGTCAACCGTTTCCTCATTCAAATACGCACGAGAATAGAATGCCTCGCTGTTTGCTTGCAATAACGCTGATGCGTCAATGTCCAAGTCGAATCTTAATTTTCTGCTCATTTTGGTTTGTTTTTTATTGGTTATTTAGGTTTAAAAATTTACTAACTGCGCTGAATTTGGCTTGCACTGACATTTTTTGTTTGTTGTCTGTTGCCTCAACTTCAACTTCTTTTTCGCCATACATCTCTTCCATTTGATTGCGAAGGTCTGCAAGCATTGCGATTAATGCCTTCTCACGCTCCTCAATAACTGGCAAGACGATTGCAATAATAGCCTCTGCATCTGCTGTCGGGTCAATGGCCATCTCTTCGTCAGTGATGGTTGAATCTTCAGTCACTGTCTCCTCGACTGTTGTATCTTCCAACGCCACTGGCTCTGCTGCCATCTCTTCCTCAACCACTTCAGCGGTTGGCTCTTCTTTTTCCATCTCTTTGATTTCAACAACCTCGCCATCTTTCATGACGTAGATTTTGTCCTCAACAAGATATTCTCCATCTGGTAACTTGTTCATGTTATTTAGTTTAATTTGTTCCGATAATTTAAGACCAAGAAATCCCTCGATGGAGAATCCGACTTGACCATCTTCAACTAATTTGTTGTAGTATTCTGGGTCAGTCACCTGAACAGTCAACATGAGAGTTCCTTTCGGAACCTCGATGCCAAATGTGCTGAATGCTTTGTCTTGGTTTGGGTTGTCCACAATCCATGTTTCGAGTATGTAGGCTGGCACCTTCTTATCTGTGTCATGCTCCAGGTTGAAGATGTCACGATTTTTGAGGTCGGCCATGAACTTGGTGTGAATCTGCTCAATGACCTCAGCGGTGAACTGCACATAATACTCGCCATCTTCTTTGTTGTTGCGGTAGATGTCCATCGGTATCATTGCCGGTGCCGTGATGCGATATTTTAGATCGTCAGAAAAAATCATTTTTTTCTCTGCGCTGAATGCCATCCCTTTGACCTTGATAGCTGGAAGATTGGTGAACGCAATCATCTCGATGCCCAAGTTTTCGCCATCGCTGTACTCGTCGTCAATAGTAATTTTGTAAACTGGAATATCTTTGGTCATGCTTATATTGCAAATTTTGTATCTTTGTTCATAAATTGATATTATGATACAAGTATTTGACATCCAAGTCCCAAACAAAATGAGCGAGCTCACCATCGAGCAGTTCGAAAAAATCAGCCAAATTCTGAACAATCAAGAATTCGACAACATCGAGAGATATGTTGAGATGTTCAAATATCTTGGTGTGAAAGAAGAGCTATGGGATGACTACCCATTCAGCAAATTTGTTGAGCTGATAAAAGAATTCAACCTCGATTCATACACACCGAATGAAGCGCAGACAACCATCGAGTTGGAAGGATACACCTATGAGGCGCAGCTCAAGCTGTCAGTGAAAGAGACCAAGCTCATCGAGAAGATTGTCAACACCAAGCCGAATCACTACATCAGTGATATTCTTGCAATCATGTTCAAACGAACTGACCTATCCAACACCGAGCACTTCACAGATGCGCACCTCAAACACAAAGCAAAAATATTTCGCAATCTGAAAGCAGAAATCTGCGTTCCATACATTGTATTTGTGACTGAGAAAATATCTGAATATGCCCAAGCCAACGCTGCCGAAGAGGTGGAACCAAGTCAGTCTTGAGCAGTTCATTGAGCTGAGACAACTCAAAGGTGATGATGGTGTATTTAACCACAACATCGACATCATCTGCGCACTCACAGATTCACTGCCAGAAGATTTTGATGACCTCGACATCACAGAGGTAACTGAAATCTTTAAGGACCTTCAGTGGCTCTACACCGAACCGAGTAAATTGTATACTGATAGGATTGGAAAGTTCTATCTCAAGCCAATGACTGACCTCACGCTCGGTGAATTCATTGACCTGGAGTACTATTTCACCAGCGACTACATCCAATATCTTCCAAACATCTGCGCTCTGCTGTATCGCATTCCATCAGTTGTCGAGGACAATGTGGTCTCAAAGTGGGAATCAAACGATTTCAAGACCTCAAGTCGGGTGCATTACTTCCTGGACCAACCAATCACCAAGATGTATGGTGTGCTGACCGAGTATATCAAGTTCAGAGATAACTTCATCACCAGCCACAAGAATCTAATGACCGAGCAAGTGGTTGATGATATCGATGAAATCACTGACCCTGACGAAAAGAAGGAAGCGGAGCGTGAGAAATCATCTCAGAAGTGGGGATGGGAGCAGCTCATTTGGTCGGTGTGCAATGGTGACCTCACAAAATATGACCAAGTAATCAACATGAAGCTCGTGCTTGTGTTTAATTTCTTGGCGATGCGTAAAGAGCTGGAGATTTAGTAGTCGAGTGCGTAGTTGAAGTCTCCGAATAACGGTCTGAAGTCATATATCACTTTCGGCTTTCTGCGCAACAAATTGCCGAGCTCCAAGATAGGGAACTTCTGAGCCAAGTCAGAGACATAAAGTCCATACATTTCAGCAATCAATCCATTCATCTCCATTGCTTGGTTGAATTTCTTGACCAGGTGAAAGGGTGCGATGGTTGCAGTTCCGTTGTTCAGGTACCCAAAATAGTAGGCAGCGAGAATCTCGATGCGAATGTTGCCTTCTGTGGTCACTTTGGCATTGATACGCACCGAATCATACAGCGTGTATGTGTCGATGAGTGCTTCATCCTTGATGACTTTCTTGAGTGTGTTGGCCATCTTCCTTCTGAGAGGATATTTGAAGTTGTATTCGCCAGTGTTTTTGTACCTTGCCATTACTTATATTGCAATCAGTTGCCGATTTGTTTAGGAATCTGACAATCGGTCCATGAATCCATGGTGAATGTGATGGTCATCAACCATCCAGCAGCGTAGTCGAGAAGGTCATTGTTGAGCGGCACCAAAGCTGGAAAGCCTACCACATCAAAATCACGATCATTGTCATTGAAAGTGTAGTTCAAATACAAGTCCATGAGAATCTGATGGCAGTCACTCAATATGACGTTGATATTTGCACGGTCTTTTTGGATGATGTCAAAGCAATAAATCTCAAGCGTGAAGTCATTGGTGTTGTCGGTTGGTATCGCATCAATCGGAACGATGTACACAATCGGATACTTCTCATCCTTGGTGGCGAAGTTGAAGAGCTGCTCTTTGAAGTCAGAGCCCACCTTTTTGACTTGGAGATGGGCATTGTAGAATGCGATGATTTCGTTGACGAGTGCTTGATAGCTTATCATAGTACTGAATTTTTCATGATTTTGTTGACCTTGCTTTGTGTGGCTGTTATCTCGGTCTCAGATACCACAGCAGTGACAGTGATGTTCTGCCCTTGCTCCATGCCAGTTGGTGATGTGACGTTGTTCGCTGCGTTGCCTTGGCCGAATAGGTTGCCAGGTACGAATGATGGCACTGATGAGCTGCCTCCACCTCCACCATTTACTGAAGGAGATTGTGGAGCTGAGCCACCACCTAATGCTTGTAGTGCTTTGGATGTAGCTGCAACGTTTGCTGCAATTCCTATTCCAGTGCTTATATTGTTTAGTTTAGTTTCTACGGCTGCCAAAGCTGCACCACCTGGGATTGCTGCATATTTCGCTATGACAGCTGCGTTCGCTGCCTTATTTGATATAATCATCTTGGCGATTCCGATAGCTGATTCAGCGATAACTGATGCTTTCTGAACACCTTTTGATTGCTCAAATAAACTTGCAATCAATTTCACACCTTGAGCAGCTACATCAAGACCTTGCTGTTGTATCGCTCGCTTCTGCTCTTCCACAGCTGCTGCTGCTGCGATTTGTTGATCGTCAAATTTCTTATTGATATCAGCGAGTTCCTTTCTGCGTTGCTCTTCAAATATCTTGGTATCAACTCCGTATCGGTTGGCTTCAGCGATTAGGTTATCATAGTAGTAGGTGCGCTCTTCAATTTCTTTTTGTCGAGCAGTCAGTCCAGATTGATATGCTTGCTCTTGAATTGCTTCAGCTCTGTCGAGCTCTTCATTTCTGAAATCAGCTAATTGCCTGTCGAGATTTTTTTGTCTTTCAAGTTCAGCATCAGCGGCAGCCTTATTGATGACACCAATTTCTGTATTCTTGGCAGCTTCCAAAGCTGTGACATCTTGCTTGTATTTTTTAGCTTCCTTGATGAGAGCATCATATTTAGCCTTGATATCATCAATCTCTCTTTGCTGTTGAGTCTTGCCAGAATCAATGACCAGCTTGTTGGCTGCTGCAATCTCTGCTTGAATTGCTGCCTTACCTTCCTTATATTTCTTGGCTGCATCAACTGCTTTAGCTTTAGCTTCCTCTGCTGCTTTCTTATCTTCCTCCGCTTGCTTCTGCTTCTCTTCAGATTGTGCCTTGTTGAGAATAACCTGACGGTCAACTCGAGCTTGCTTGATGATTGCATTCTCATCTTGCACTTGCTTCTTGAGTCGCTCACGCTCTTCATCTGCGAGCTTGCCCGTTTTCTTTTTTAAGTCCTTGAGACCTTTTTCTGCTTCTTTTACTCTTAGTTTTGCTTCTCTCTCAGTGACTTTTGTCTTGTTGATTTCAAGTTTTTCAGTGTCCTTGCCAAGCGACTGAGCAAGTTGAATCTCTTGGTCAATTGATTTTGTTTGCTGCTCAACTCTTTTCTTGGATGATTCAGCAATCTTCTCATTGTTTTTCTGAACTTTTTCAGCAGCTTCATCAGATGCGGCAGTGCTCAATCCCAACCATTCAGTCAGTTGCTTGAATCCATCGATGAGTGGCTTGAGTGCCGCAGTGATGGCATTGAATATCTTATCAAGTACACCAATCTTTTTGAGGAACATAACTACTGCAACCACGATTGCGGTGATGACTGCAACCAATAAGAAGATTGGATTCACAAGAATCTGCGCTCCGAGCTTAACAAATGCGCCACCCATTGTTGTGATGGTGCTTGTGAGGCCCTTCATTGATTTGCTGATGTCAGCGGCATTCAATCCACCAAGTGACTTGCTGAATACCTTGGCTTTATCAGATGCCTCTTCGAAGTCGAGTGACATCAATGAGTCACGGATGCCACCAAATGAGTTGCTGATTTGTTCGAATTTCGAACCAGATGCAAACACATTGACAGCATCATTGGCATCCTTAATTTTATCCGCTACCTCACCAGCTCTTTTGGAGAGCATCTCCATTTGTGCCGGGTCAGATGCTTCAGCAATGGCTGCCTTGAGTGAACGGAGCTCTGCCTTGAGTGATTGAACACCTGAGAGCTTGAGAGGAATTTCTATTTCATTAGCCATATATTCTGACTTCTATTGGTGAATTTCTTAATTGTGAATCAGTGTGTGCATGATTCTGTGTTTTGGTTGTGTGCACCACAATGTTGCCATCGCTGTTGACGTAGGCAGTAGCAATGTAGTCATGTTCTACATTGCCGATTATGACGAAAGTGTTTAGAGCATCGAATGGGCTGATAGGAGTGCCGAGATATTGACCAGTGTTGGTGCGAGTCCAGGTGATTACTCCGATGTTCTCAGCCAATACAGAAGCAGTCGGTGCATCAGTTCCGCTCTGCGTTAGTAGTGCCACATAAGTCTGTGCCACAGCAGCAGCTCCGTTGATTCGAGGCGTGATGATTCCATCCTCCTGGAGTGTTTTGTTGTCACCGATGACCAAGCCACGCAGACCATCACCGATGTTGTTGCCGGTACCACGCACGATGACATCCATGCCCGAAAGGTTGACATTTGCTTCCACTGATCGTGTGGCAAGATTTGTGTCATGTGATGATGCAGTGATTGGTGGTGAGACGGGTGTGCCTGGATTCGTTACGAATGGAGCGAGGTCAATCTCAGTGTCGATGCTGATGAGCTCCACCTTGGTTGGCACCTCTGCATTGGCATCATAGTCGATGACCTTGTTGATGTTCCACCATGAGTTGTCGATGCGGATTTTGTCATTGAGCTTGAGCGTCTGAATGTCAGCCTCTGTCAAATGGAAGTAAGCCACCAACATCTTGCCGACATTTATTTGGTTGACTGTCCTTCTCCAATACAGATTGTAGAGGTTGTTCGCAGTCAGTGTGCTCGGTGTGTAGTAGTAGTAGTCGCACGTTGCGAAGTTGATGTCGAATGTAGGTGTGAGCGCATCATCGAAGTGGCCAATCATCGGATAGGTTGTGATGCCGAGCTCACCCGTTGTGCCGTACTCAATGAGGTCCCATGAGCCGCACGTCTGCTCGCCACCATCATACAAGATGCGGATGTTGGTCTTTGGTGCTTCACCATTCAGTGATGGCACATAGGCATCGAATGAAGTGGCAACCACTGGAGTCGGTGAGAAGATGAGTTCTTTGGTGTCGGTATCCTTCACATACTCGTTGTCAAAGGTATACTCGAGCTGACCATAAATCTCGTCAGTCATCTGTGTGTAGACAACATTCGGTGAATCGGTGTCAGCCTTGTATGTGAGCTTGAGCTTCTTGTTTGAGAGGTCTGGAAGGAAGATGAGATTCTGCTCTCTGTCCTTCATTAGTTTCTGCGACCAATCCTTCTCTGCTCCGCTGTCATAGTATTCGTCACGATGGCGAAGGATAAACTTGTTGGGTTGGTCCACATCTGTGTCAGCGTAGAGATTGTACATTTGGAAGATGGACTTCACATAGTCGCTCTGCTTGATTTTGAGTGGCACATATTGGTTGATGTCCAGGATGCCACCAATCACTTGGATGTTGGCAGTTGGAAGGATGCGCACTCGAAGGCTGTTGACCTTGAATACCGAGTATACTGGGTCGGGTGCTGGTGTGTATGGGAAGGTCGTGTTTGTAAACCATGCAGTGAATTGCTGATGCACTCCGATTTGAATCTTGAGCTCATCGGCTGCAAGAATCTCAAGTGAGCCAGATGCATTCTGCATTGCAATCACTCCACCCGTTTTGATTCCTGATGCAGCTGGTGTGAAGTTGTGGATGCCTGGAGCAAGTGTGAATTGCGTGCCTATGATTTGAGTGTTGGCAACATTCGACACCTGGTCTTGAAATCCTTCCACGCTCACAGCTATTCTCGGTCTTGCAGTGTATGAATTGTACATATTGTACACATTCACGCTGTTGGTGTTGTCAACATAGAAATCATAATTGACCTCATATTCAACAGTGTATCCCTCACCAGCTGCCGAGCTCGTGGTGATAGGTATGGTGTATACTCCAGTTGTTGGATTGAATGAGCCTTGCACGTCAGTTATTTCAGTCCATCCGGTGACGTCATCATAAGAGCCGAATGAGTTGGTCAGAGTCTGTTGCTCGAT